CAGGATTATGCAACTAAATGTCACTTTGGCAATGTTGTAGTTCCAGGCTTCAAAACTGGGTGCGTCAAGAAATACGCACGGTGGCTGTAGGTTCCGTGGGTCCGTAACGACTGTAAGTCCCGAGATTGTCGCAAGGGTGGCTGCGAGGTCGTCTATAGCCTCGTTGAACAGGTCTGTGTACGCCATTAGGCTGCCGCTGGTCTAGGAATACCCAACAGTTGTTTCATGATCGCTGAGAGCCCTGTAGGGGTTGCTGTGCCCATTTCGGTAAATGACGCAAACTCGTTGACGCTGGAGCGTTGACGGTATAGGGCCCCGCCGTACATGATCGTGCCCAGGGTAACGTCGCCCGAGGGGCTGGTCGTGAGGCTGTCCACATACCCGGCTTCTTCGCGTCGGCGGTAACAGAACGCGTTGGCTGCAGCTGCGCACTGCACTAAAAACGCTGCGTCAGCGACCGAGACGCTGGTAAACCCCAGCCAGTCTTCGATCTGTTGGTCGGTTATCCAAGTGCACGTTGGGCTGGTTGTGATCGTGCCAACTGGGACGACTGCGGAACGGTTGATGTCGTCGCCTGCGTCATAGAACAGCACCTGGTTGAGGATCGGCACGTCATAGTCGTAAAGGAGGGTGCCCTCGCTGTCAATGCCGACGTACAGGTATTGGGGTAATGCTCGTACGGTCTGTGAACCGTTGAGGGTTGAGTTACACCCGCTAAGGGTGAACGTTTGCCCTAACTCGAGCTCGAGGTCCCTAAGCGTTTCAACGACTGCATAGTTGTCTATGCGGTATTGAAACGTGACGCTGGTTGATGTTGTAGCCATGAGCCGTTGCCCGGCTTTCCGACTAGGCCTGGGTGATCTTGCGGATCATTCCTGAGATTGCAGCAAAGGTGCTGACGTATCCGTGGAATGACATTGTGCGCCCGAGTGTTGCTGGTACTTCAACGGACATGAGGCCCCGCTGTTGTTCGTAGAACTCGTATGCGTCGCCAGCGCCCTGACCAACGCGGGTGATGACCATGGTCTTAGCTGCAAAATTGCTATCGACAACAAGTTCCAGACCGAGCGGGTTGCCGTTCCAAGTCGCTGCGTTCTGTGAACCCAAAGCGTTTTGACCTGAAAGGCCGTTGGCAATGAATGGGAATACTGGACGGCCTGTGCTGTCGGCAAGCTTTCCAAGTTGTGCCCATACATCGACAGATACGAACATGTGCGTAGGCAACCAGTTACGGTTGCTGGAAATGTCGTTGGCTGCGTCATAAACGCTGGTCAAAAGGTCAGCGAGTGTGCCGTCCCAAACCCCTGAACTGGTAGCTGCGGTAAGCAAGTTATCGGCTGCAAGGTTGTCGCTGGCTATCATGTACTCGCCCATGAGGTCATTCAAGATCAGTTGCATGGCTGCGGGGTTTGTGAAGTCAATGTCCTGTGCGGAAAGAGTGACCTGCCCTGCGAGGGTGGTTTTGGTAACAGTATTTGAGTTAATTACCATTGTCGTTGCCGACACTGCCGACAATTCAGTCGACTGTGTCCCCACTGACGTATGTGTCCCAATAGTTGGCCGCACGAAGGTCTTGGAAGCGCCCCCGTCCGGGTATGCACGTGCGCCAACTGCGTTGACAACTGGGCGCAAAAAGTTAATGTCCTGCACCAATGGTCCAAGCACCGGCACTGGCAAAAGGCCTGGCGTATCAGTCGTAAGAACGTCACCAGCAGCTGCTTGGAATGCGGTGCGCTGGCTAAGACGGTACTCTTGTACGGCTGCGTTAATGTTTTTGAACGTGTCGCCCCCAGCATGGTATGCGGCCATGTATTCGCCTGCTGATGGGAGCTTGAACTCGCGCTTTGGTTGTGCGAACACGGTAGGAACGATCTGTTCCGGGCCTGCTGCCTCGACTGCAATTTCTTCTGACACTGGTTCCTCCTCGACGGATTCTGTTAGATCAAGTTCTGCGTCGGGAGCTGTTTCGGGCTCGCCTTGCGACGCAGCCACCTGGGTAATGGTAGCACCACTGAACGCTGGAATTGGTACAAGGCTTAATTCGGACCATTCAGCGGATTTGATTACTAGCACGCCGTTGTCGTCACGGTAGAAGTCTTTGGCATTTACGCCAACACTTACAGAGTCAAGCACGCCTGCAGCTGCCAGGGTTAGGGCTTCGTCGCCTGCCTGGGTCTCGACGACGGTTGCGGTGAACAACATGCCGTCAGGGGTTTCGGTACGGCCCGTGACCAAACCGACTGGCTGTGTTGAGTCGTGGTACATAAACAGTTTTGGGGCTTTGCCGTCAGTGGGCAGCGAACCAGCCAAAAACATAATCTCGGTACCGTCGGATACTACGGCTGGCGTGTTGTACGGTACGGCGATACCTGTGATTGTTCGGCGTGGTTTGTCACCAGCTGCAGCCTCAAGCTCAACTGCGAAACCTTGTGCAAGTTTTAGTTCCATTAGGCGTTTTCCTCCTGGGTGTTTTCTACCATTGACTCGTCAGCCACTTGCTGTTGCTGGGTGCCTGAGTCCTGTATGTATTCGTCCTCGATCATGCCCGCCAAGTATTTCTCAATCTCAAAACGTACGTAGGTGCCACGTGGCAGAACGTTGTTCATTGACAAGGTTTGGCTAACACATTCCATGTACAGACGTGCACCGAAAATGTATAGGTCTTCGCGTGCTGATCGGGCGTTTTGGTACGAGTAGGACCCAATGTTTACGCCAGCAAGGTATGGCGGAATGTTGCCCAAACGGCACATTTCCAACGCCTGATAGTTGGCTGACTCGATCATGAGCATGTTGTCGGGCAGGGCTTTGGTTTCGGTGTACTCAAGGTATTCGTTGAGGGCTGCGGTTTGGTTTTCGCGTCGAGCTGCGTTGAACGCTGCCGATAGGTCGGCCAGTTCTTGTGCGCTTAACGGTTCCCCGCCTGTTTGCTTCAATACGCCACTAGGCATAGACGATTCGGCGTTGCGGTAACGGCTCGCTTCAAGCTTCAGTGCAGTTTGAACAGCGTTGGTGGACTGGTACACAATGCCCTGCACCGGGCTAATAAATTGCACCAGGTCTTTGGGGTCAATCATGCCACCCTGAAAATAAACCTCGTTGCTGGGCGCAAACCATACGGGCCCGGACTGATCCAATGTTTGAATCATTGACGCAGGGAGCCTGGTAAAACTTGCGGGGAATCCGTCTTGAGTGCGTGACGTAATAAACCAAAATGCGCGACCGTAGAAGAACAGGTCGTCCAGGGTCCATGCCATGAGTGTTGAGTATGTGATCGCCGGGTCAGGTTGACGCAGCCAAGAACGTGGAGCAAGTTTCTCCTCTTCCATTTCGGTTTCTTGCTCGTCCCACATCTCTTTGTACATGCACAGTGGGGTGCTGGCAATAACGCTTGCCATGAGATCACGGCCACGCGCCAGGGTTGGTACTGACATTGCAGCGTTGCGTGCGTCACCCTCGTAATACGACCAGTATTCGCCAACCATCATGGGACCTTGGGCGTTGCGATAATACCCTGAACCTGCCGCAGCTGCTTTTGCTGGTCCTGGTGCGTCGGCTGCTAATTGTGCTTTGGTTTCGCGTTTTGTGAAAATGCCCATAAGTCCTCGGTGAGCCTGGGCTCCCGACGAACCCAGACTCTCGGGTATTCTACCCCCGACCTACGACCAGTAAAGGTCTTTGGTTCCTCACGGGTTTTGACACCATTGCTGCAGCCCACACCAAACAGCGCGTCAACTCGATCGGGCCTGGCGACTTTTGTGAGCTCAACACAGCACCCTGCACTGTCTTGACCAGCACTGCACGGTTGACATGTTCGGCAAGTATCTGTTCGCCGTGGTGCTGGACTCGTTCCTCGAGGATCATTGTTCGCACCAGGCTGGTGTATTTCAATAACTCGGCGTAGCCAACAACAGTAAACCGTTTGTTTGTAAATGGCGGTAAATGAATCTCGAGCGACGGTGTGACCGCCAGCATGACGGAATGGTCAGCCATGACACGTTCAACTTCTGTCCAGGCTGCGGTTTCGGTGTCGGTAATAAATTCAACTTTTACGTGTACCCGGGTACCGTCAAACGCGCACCGCACACCCACAAACCGTGAGTCGTCAATGCTTGTCTCAATCGCTAACACTCCGCCTGCTGGCATTGAATCGGTGGTTTCTAGTCCTGCCCACACGCCAGGCTCCAGCCAGGACCCTGCAGCACTAACCCACTGGTTGAGGTGGGCTCGCATAAATTGCACTTTGTCGGGCGCGTTATGCGCCGATTGCAAAGCCTCGAGTGTGATTGTTTTACCCAGGGCAGGGTTGGCTAACGGCCACAGCTCTGCCACGCCTGGGTCCATACCGGGCGGAACGGACCACTCGGCCATGTACAAGTCACTTGGCGTGCCTCGGTCAATGATTTGCAAACTTTGTTCGCGTAGCTGTTGAAACACCCTGGAGGACTCGTCACCAGCGGTAGAGAACAGCAACATGAGCGGGTTCGGCACAGCAATTTGTGACGGCCTCAAAGCACCAAACACTGCAGCCTCCGAAAGTGCCCACAACTCGTCACCGAAAATGAAGTCCCATGTTCCGCCGTGTTTCTTGCCTGTCGAGGCTGACACTTTCCAAACGGAACCGTCCGGGGCATTGACCTGGTTACGGCCATACGCTCGAGTTATCTTGCACCCAAAGCGTTCCTCGAGAATGTCAGCCAACGCATGAAACGACTCGACCGCCAAACCAAGGTCATGTGCAGTGGAAAGAATGTTCACAGGTTTGCCAATGATCTGTGGATAAACGGTCAACAGCCAACCGATTGCAGCTTCAAGCAAAGTGGTTTTGCCGTTTTGACGAGCAACCGACACAAGCCCAGTGCGGTGCACAAACCTGCCGTCAACATGAGTAAAACAATCCTCAAGCACTAACTGTTGCCACGGCATT